TCTTGTGTAGATATCATCACTTTGAATCTTCAAAGATAGAATCTCTAAGAAGTCGAACTCTTGATCTATCTGTACATTTATTGTTTGGTCAGACCCTACTTGTGTTTTAATTCTGTAAGAATTGGTCATTCATCTCTTTTTTGATAAATAGTTTAACCCCCATTTTCTAAGGAAATGTAAATGGGCGTACAATTTAATAATAACCTAATAAAATTGTAAATAAACTTAAGAGAACTGAACGTTCTGGAAGTTCTTAACTCTTACCTTGATATCTTTCTGAGGATATCTGATTTGGTAAACTTGATTTGGTTGTGCAAATATTGTGTCATCAACAGGTCTGATTTGTCTTGTAACGTCATCAGAATAAGCCATTGATGTTTGGAATGATGAATATTGTCCCCCAATTTCATTGAATACGTTGATACCTGTAACAGTGATTACTCCGTTTTCATCTTGAATCAAACTATTCAATTCAGACAAATAAATGTTCTGTCCAAGTTGTCTTGTTTGTGGATTCATGAATGTTGTCAACTTATTGATAATATTTGTAATAACTTGTCCTTGGTTCTGTGTCGCATCTAATACAACTGAAACTTCAAAACTAAGATCAATAACTTCAGCGGTTTCGATTGAAACATAGTCATTCATCATTCTATAGTTTGATAAATAATTTGCCAAGTTTTGTTTCAAAGTGTTTGACACAATTGATGTTAGGTTACCTGAAGTATCGTATGATAAAATTTGAACTTGAATCTTATTGTTGTTTTCAGTTATCGCAACTTTTGCAGGTGCTCCAAACTGAGATGGCATCTTTCTAATAATAGCTTCGTAGTCATTAACTGTCACCGCTCTGTTTTGTGATGAGAAGTTAAAAGCAACATAGTTTCTTGTTTCTTCTACTGTTGGTTGTCCCGCCCCACCAATAGCGGCTGTCACGTTGTTACATCTCAAAGATCCAACAACTTGTTGGTTAATATTTTCAGAGGGACCGTTAACGAAGAATGTAACTGTACCGATTTGATTAATTACATTAGTTCCTAAGTTAGTTGATAATCCTCCACCCGTTCTATATTGAATGAACAATGTTGTGTTAGCTCTTAAGGCAGATCCTAATGACATGTTGTTTTGATACAATTGTAAGTTCAAAGGAACTCCAAGGGTTGTGAATTGGTCTAAAGCATCTTGTGATGTGTTTGTTCCTCCACCAAAAGTCATTTTCAAAAATCCTTCAGGTGTATATTCAGTAATGAATCTATCTTGTGTTTGAATATATCTACCTACTTTAATACCTGGCTGATCCGATACTTTTGTTGGGTCTTCAATGAATATTCTATCTTCAGCTAAAGCGTCAACTTCATACCATCTGTTTTGTAATCCTAAGAATTCATTAACCGTTGGTACTGTTGTGTAACTTGTACCATCTTTTAATAAAACACTTGTAACACCTAAAACGTTTTTTTCAGGTAGGAAAATTTCTAAGAATGGTCTTACATCACTTGGACTTATAACTCTTTTGAAAACTTTAGTTAATCCATTAACAACAACTTCTCTCTTTGTAATTGTATAGTTTACTAATCGATTACTTGAATCGAAGTTTGGCACCTTTAATCTATTTGGAAATCCTTGTGAATTATACGGTGAAGCAAAATCAATATCTTCAACGTTTTCAAAAACTTGTCCTGCACCTAAAACTTGAGAACCTCTTCTAAGTTGTCCCAAATATCTTTCATCTTCTTTATCTCCAAAGGCTGGAACTGTTATTGAAAAATCAACAAGAGCTACGGATGGTCTTTGTCCTGGTAGTTTCAATCCGTATGTTCTGGCAATGTTGTAGACAGAAGATCTTTGTTGTGCGTATTGTAACACAGTTTCTTGTATACTTCTATCAATGTGGTAATGTAAGTTGTCGGCTACCGCAGCATTTAAATCCAAAAATACTGAGAACACCGAAGCGTCGTTGAAGTTTTGAATTAGTTCAGGATAGTAAGTACGAACGTACTGTATAAGTTCGGATCTTATTCCTTCGAAGTCTCTGGTTGTATATGATATCTTACGATTAGCCATTTATCTTAAATATTGATTATTACAAAATCACTTGTTGCAAAAGTGCTATCTTGAACAGAATATTCAATTTTTACTTTTGCAGTGTATTCTGCAGTTCCTTTCCCTGGATATCTATAAACAGGTGAGGGTTGATCGACAGAAGCAAATTCGTCAGTTGCTTCCTCTGTTGGGTCTAGTGGTTCAATTGTTATTTTGTCTAACAAAAGATTTGGAATATATTTTTCTACGTTTGCTCTTATATCAGATTCGATAGCATCAAATGTTAAACCATCCATTGGTTCAAATATGAATTCATATAATCTTGTTCCAAAGTCAGGTAAGAAATATCTTGACCCCTTTCTTGTTAAAAGAAGATTAATTAAATCCGCTCTGATTTCTTGGTTTGCAGTATTAGTCAATTCCAAATAGTCTCCTGTTAAAGAATTTCTAAATGGAAAATTTATACCATATGTTGTACCGTCACCCATATGTTATAAATATACTTGGATTATTTTTCAATTAAAGTAGTATTTCCTTTTACCGCCTTAGGAATATAAGGACAATGTCTACAACCATTACCACAACAATACCCTCTACGAATATGATATTGTTCGGTCATAACTTTTCTTCCGTTTTCTTCATAAAAATCAGAAGGGAGAAGTTTTGGCTTCTCCCCTTGATTTACGTTATTTGTATTTTCCATTACGCCATTACTATTTCACAAGCTCCACCAGCACAAGCAACTTCACCTGATAGATCTGTGTTATCGTCAATCTCTACAATTTTTGAAAGGTCAACGTCTTTAAGAGTTTCCATCAACTCTTCATATTTTTCTTCTGTACAATCTTCGAATGGTGCTTGAATATAAGTTCCTCCATCGTAAGGTAAAACTGAAAGCCCATTGTAATGGTCTCTGTTTTCCCACATCCACTCTCCAACTGCAGGCCACTCGTGTTCTCTGATTGATATTGTAGCAGATACGTTGTGAGTGTTACTTCCTGTTCTGTGTCCACCTTTAACCCACTCGAGATGTACTTTTTTTACTCTCTCTAATAATTGAATTGGAGATTCGTTTCTAAGTATTGATCCTTCAGGAGCTCTTTGTGGAATACCGATAACAGCTGTGTCATGTGGTCTAAAGTATTCATCTTCAACTAATTCAGGATGATTTTCTTTTAAGTAAGCATATATTGATTCATTCTTACCTACTCTAACTCTTCTGATATAATATTCATTATGCCAAGCGTGAATGCCCGATGATGTACCAAGAGTTAATGATGTAGTTCCTGCTGGTTTAACCGTAGTACATCTTGCCGCTTTGTTGATTTCTAATATACTCGCAACTCTTTCGTTTTCTTCTTTAACAACCTTAGCAGCTGCCTTCATGTTTAATCCAAGAACAGCACCTGATCCGATACCTGTCATTGAGATTCCAACTAATGCATCTTTCTCAGTCGTTCTTTGCCATACTGGTCTTAGATAGTGGAAGTCAGTGTATCCTGCTTGAAGTGTTCCGATGAACGCCGCCGCCTTTACTCTTGATTCGTAGTCTTCTTGTGATACAACGTTAGATACGTTCACTTCTGTAAGGTTACAGAATTGGAATGGTCTAAGTGCAATTTCACAACAAGGGTTTGTTCCCCAATCTTTATCGTTTGATAAGTAGATACCAGGTTCACCTGATCCACTCGCCTCAATTCTTTTCCATAGATCCATAAAGTATTCTTTATCAATCTTATGTCTTATGAGAGTTACAGAGTTATTCGCTCTACCTCTTTGTGGATTTGTTTCCCACCAAGCTCCACTCTTACATCCAATCATCTCATCATCTGATGCTGAGAATAATGAAATAAGTGCCGCTCTTCTGATACCACCCGCCAATACTGCATCTGCAATATGACATACCATATCATGAACTTCAATTGGTCTTAATTTATCCCCATCATTTTTTGAATCAAGGATTCCTTCCAATTTGATAAGACACTCTTTTAGTGGTTGAGGACCCGGTGCTTTACCACCTGAAGTCACAAGACGTGCTCCTTTAGGTCTGATGTCTGAGAAATCAAATTCAATCTTTGAACCACCAAAGAAATAAGACTTAACCAATACTTTAACGGCATCTGCCCATCCTTCAATAGAATCCGCAACTAACCATCTTCTACCTCTCTCTTTGTTTGGTTTTCTGATTTCAGGAAGAACATCAACGTGATGTTTTTGAACTGAATAACCAACCCCTGTTCCACCTAATAGAAGGAACATGATTTCAGAGAATACTCTCCAATCATCCACAGGTGCAAACGCACAGTTGTAAATTCTGTTAGGTGATATTTCAATTGGCTTTCCTGCGAATTGCATTGATCTCATTGAAGGGAGAACTTGTTTCTTGTAAACATACATGTAGTTCTCACGGATTTCTTGTTCTAATTGTGGAAATTTTTTGATATGCATTTCCATGTTTCTTGTTACGAGCTCTTGCCAAGTCTCTCTTCTTTTCAATTCTGGGATATACTTCGCATACTTCATGTATACTGTAATGTCCGATAGAATTCGATTTGAAATGTCCATGTTTTTGTAATTTTTTTTACTTTTAAATTTATTAAAAAATCGGGGATTTTAAATGATAAATATAGGTCCGCAGACCTTACGCCCAAGTTTTCAATAAAAAAATCTTTGTTTTTTTTAAATTTTTTTTCAAACAAGAGGATATTTAAATCCCTTGTTTTGTTTGTTGTTCTCTTTGTTTTCTTTTCTCCAATAGTTCTTTGACTCTGTCACTTTTCTTTTGTTCTTGTTGCTCTTCGAACCCTAAGAATGTTACAGACGTTTCAGTATCAATTTCAAGTAATTCGTTGTTGAACTTACAGTTCTCGAACACAACACCATCTTTACCGATACGTGATTTTGTAATAGCTATTGTAGCCAAGTTTAATTCTTTTTGTTGGAGTGTTTTGGCCACCGAGATGATTACGTGACCGACTTGGGCTTTCTTAATAGATCCACCCATCTGATCCGTTGTTACAACTTCAGATGATATTGAAGATCTATTACCTTGTGTGGCTGTCCAACCAACCAAACCTAATTCATGACACATCGCTTCGAAGTGTCTCATTACAGAACCCTCACTCTTCCACTCATCACCTAATGCTTTTTCAGGCATTACGCAATCAATGTAATCCAAAACAACCAAATCAATTTTATTACCATCCGCAATCATCTTACGTAATTGGTTTTTGATTTGTAACATTGTTAGAGAATCAGAAGGTAGTTTCTTTAGAATTAATTTATTCTGCATCGAATTCTGTATCTCATGTATTTTTTCAAATACTTTCTCTTTGTGGAGAACCAAATTATCTGGTTCAATACCCGTCCACATTGTGAAATGTTTTCTCTGTATAATCTTAGGGTTATCTTCAAAAAATATTTGAAGTACATTGAAACCCATGTTAAACGCTGTGTTTGCTATCTTACTCAAGATTGTTGTCTTACCAACACCTGTAGGTGCCAATATAACCCCAATCTCTCCCTTTGCTAATCCACCCTTGAGGAGATTATCAATACCCTTAATACCCATTGGTATCGGAGATCTAAAGTCGTCATCTAATACGACTTCCAAGTTTTCAAAGACATCTCCAGTACCCATGTCTCTTTCCCCAACTTGAATTGCTTCTCTCACCAATTCTTCAACCTTATCATAAGATTCGAAGTCCCCCTCATCAATAATTTTTTGGGCTTGTTTCATTGCTTTCTGAAGCTCTTGTTGCTTACAGAATTTCAATGCTTTTTCTTGTACAAATATACTACCATCGAATGGTGCATCTTTGATTTGTTTCAAAGTATCTAAAACAATCTTACAAGCCATCTCATTACTGATTTCTGATTTGGCTACTTGATCAAGAGTATCAAATGTGGGCGTTGATTGATATTTTGTGAAGTACTCTTTAATCATTTGTGCAATGATCTTAAAGTACTTATTATCAAAATAATTGATTTCTAACACATCAACAATGGTGTGGGCAAAGTCCTTATCTACCACAATTTGATTCAATAATTGGATCTGGAATGTGTTACCTAAATAATCAAAATTTTTCTGCATATGTTTCTCTCTACCCCTTAGATTTATAAATACTCATTAAGCCAACTCAAGTCCACAATATTCGTGATTTAATTGACGACGTGAAAAAATGTCAGTCAAATTAGAAAGGACATCTTTCAAAAATGGTCGTACGTCAACCGTATAACGAACTTTCGGCGGATAAAGTTTTGCGTCAAAAATTCTATGACAAATTGTCTCATCACCAATCTTAACATAGATGTGGAAATTCTCAGGACCATCAGTGAATGATGTATCCATAATTTTTGGATCATGTGCAATCGCATCTTTGTTGTCTAACAAATAAACAACTGTCTTCATTTTCAAATAATGATGAAGAGTCTCTTTTACATCAAAGATATACTCATAAAGGTCTGTGGCTACTCTAGCCTTAGGGTTGTACCCTCTCACGTTGAAGAATCTTTGAACCACGATGTTATCGTTTAGTGTCAAAAGGAATTCCATCTTAACTTGATCTTGTTCTCTCATTTTGTTTAGTTTTTAAATTTTCGTTTTTCTTTTCTTGTTAGTTTCATAAATGGTTTCAAAAAATTCACCCACGCTTCGTCGTTTTTAGGTAGGTATTTGAATAATCCGTCCTCCATCATGTATTTCATCAGATTTTTATATCCTCTGTCTGTAGGGTCTAAGTGCTCACTGTAGATGGATTCTACTAATTCCTTTCCATCGTCGGTGATCAGTGGTTCACTAAGGTCAACTATCTTTTTGTTTATTTGATAGTATTCTTCTCCAAGTATACCACTTTTTGTCTTGCCTGTCAAAATATTTGATATAACTTTTACAGGTTTTTCTTGCGGGATATTTCGTGCATAATCTAATATTTCTTCGATAGTGCAGGTTTTTTTCAGCAATTGTGGGAACAAAGTTGCCAATGTTTTTTCACCTAAAGATTTGATACCTTCAATGTTGTCTGACTTATCACCCATTAGTATTTTACATACCAATACATTCTCGTGGGGAACTGAAATATCTTTGAATTTAATCTTATCCCCATACTTCAATATCATTTTATGTATAGGAGAAAAAATTGAAACGTTTGGTGCAATTAGTTGAGTTAAATCTTTGTCAGATGAAAATATTGTAATGATCTCGTCACGAGCAACCTGACAATAAAATGCAATCAGATCATCCGCTTCGTTGTTAACCATTTCTACTTGCCTAACAAACACTTCTTCAAGATATTGTTTTACTCTGTTTTTTTGTTGTAGATAAGACTCGTATTTGAATTCATTCATATTCACTCTACGGTTAGCCTTATATTGTGGATAAATGCTTTTTCTGTGAGATGAGTTAGAATCCCCATCCCAAAACACAACTACTTTATCGTAGTCATATTCTTCTAAAAATTTTCTTAGTGTATTAATAAAGTGATACACCCCACCGATGTGGTTTCCGTCATAGAATAATTCTTTGACTCCATGAAATCCAATTTTGAATAGGTTGTCACCATCAACCAGTAGGGCTTTGTTCACTAAATTTATTTAAACGTTATCAATCTTCTCTTTCTTCTTTCAAGTCAAAGTCACCGTCAGTACCGATAATATCTTTCCAATACTCAGCGTACTCTTTCTTGTATTTCTCAATTGAAGCTTTCTCTTCAGAAGCTTCTTTACCTGCCAAGAATCCGTGTGGTGTAACAATAATTCTACCATCATCGAACCCTAATCCATTGATGTGGTTCTTTAATACTGATACTTTACTTCTTACCGCAAACTTAACACTTCTTTTGTCTTTTGTCGCAGTTATTTTAGTCGTACCCGCACCTTTTTGATTACCGAACAAGAATACCAATGATGAATTCAACCATACCGCGTTT